ACGTGCTGCCCAAGGCCGAGCTGGTGCTGGTGTATGGCGCATCCGGGTCCGGGAAGTCTTTCTTCGCGCTGGATCTGGCGATGGCGATGAGCTGCGCGGTCCTGTGGCGCGGCCATGCGGTCAACAAGGGCCGTGTTGCCTATGTGGTGGCCGAAGGCAGCGGGTCATTCCGCAACCGGATCCATGCGTATGCGATCGAACACAAACTCAACCCTGCTGATATTGATCTCATACTGCTGCCGGCTGCGCCCAACCTGATGCAGCTTGAGATAGCAAAGACGCTCGCGTACTCGATCAAGGAACGCGGGCAGTTCGCGGTAGTCATCATCGACACGTTCGCGCAGGTCACACCCGGGGCAAACGAGAACAGCGGCGACGACATGGGCACCGCGCTGATGCACTGCAAGGGCATCCATCGCGTCACCGGTGCGACAGTGGTGCTCATCCACCACGCCGGCAAGGACGCAAGCAAGGGCGCACGGGGGTGGTCAGGCACACACGCGGCAGCGGACTGCGTGATCGAAGTGGTGCGCGATGGCGACCACCGTGCGGCGACCGTGGTCAAACAGAAGGACGGCATGGATGGTGCCGAGTATGGCTTCGCGCTCGACATTGTGGTGGTGGGGCACGACGACGACGGCGAGGCGATCACGAGCTGCGTATTGCGGTCCACGGATCAGGGGCGACCCCAGACCAAGAAGCGCGAGTCACTCACCGAACGCCAGCAGTGGATCGTCGAGGCGATAGAAGAAGACTTGACCGGCGAGGGGCTGACACAGAAGGAGGTCTGCGAACGTGTCGTGCCTAGAATGGTCGACAAGCGCACCCCTGAGCAGGTGGAAGACAAGGTACAGGACCGGCGGGGGGAACAAGTGGTGCGCAGCCTAGACTCACTCATTAACCGCAATCGTGTAGTGTGTGAACGTGGCAGGTTCAAGACAACGTAACACCGGGGACCCGTGCGCCGGTATCAACTGCATGGGACAGCAAGAAGGAGTAACACAATGAGCACACTGAGGGATGTAATCATCGCCAACATCAAGTCGGCGGAAGAAGCTATCGTCAAGTTCCAACACGATCTCGCGGAGCTTGAGGCCACCGACAAGGGGATACTGGATGGGGACCTCATTAAACAGCGCAAACGTATCGAGGGCATCTGCCAACACATGTTCAGCGCGAAAGGCAATGAGGTCGCCAACGCCGACCTGCATAACACAATGTTGAAAGACCCGATCGGTACGCCCGCGCTGTGTGTGGTGACCGGGGGGCGGGACACACCCAAGGACGCCCCCGGCAGTGAACCAGCAGCCGGTGCGGGGGCTACGCTTGCGGATCACGAAGTAAGGTAAACACCAGCCGCAAGTCTGACTGCGGCATCGCGCAAGCGAATATCCTAGTACCGTAGGGGGCCGGTGCAGACAGCCCCGCCTATTTCAAGGAACAAAATATGTTCAACATGCTGCTCTATGTTGTGGTGTTGTGGTGGTTTCCAGTGCTGGCTTTTTTGATGGTATTCTCGATCCTCACATTGTGGGTTGCGGACTGGATCGTGTGGCATTTTGGTGAAGAAGAGTATGTCGATCGCAGCGAAGACTGGCACTTGTAATTTATTGCAAGTTGTTTACTTGTTGCGGATTGCGGATTGCGCATACACATTTACCCACGTTTACCCACAAACAGGGGTAAAAGGGTATGCGGTACATCTTCTCCCCACATACACGTTTACCCACACCCCCCTTTAGGGGGGTGGGAAATGTGTATGGAAGTGTATGCGTTAAATGTGGGGTAACTCGTTTTTTTTTACACGGAGGCTCTTGATGATTGAACACGTAAAATTTCACAACCACGGTATCAGGAGAGGCGAAAATCACGGACGAGCGAAGCTGCTTGATTCGGATGTCGAGTACCTCCGGCGGATGGTTGAGTCCGGTGAACTTACCCAAGCGCAAGCCGCGGTCAAGTTCGAGATCAGCGAGGCGCAGGTCTCAAACTACATGAACTATCGACAACGCTGATTCACTTACTCTGACACGCCTGTGGTAGGGTGCGCGGCATGTCAGAGAAAATCACACCCGAACAGTACACGGCGTTCCTTGTGCACTTGCAAGAGATGCCCAACATCGCCCGGGCGGCGCGCAAGGCAAACTTCTCACGGCAGGTCGCATACAACTATCGTGGACTCGACCCGGCGTTTGCGGCCTCGTGGGATGCCGCGCTGGCTGAGAGCCTCGAACGGATGGAAGAGATCGCACATCGCCGCGGCTTTGAGGGACACGTCAAGCCGTTAGTCCACCAAGGCCAACTCACTTACCAGCGCGACTACGCGGCAAAAGAGATAGATCCCGAGAACGGCCAGCTCCGCTATGTGGACCCAATGAACGCACCCTACAAGCGTGACACAGACGGCCAGCTCATCCCTTTGACGGTGCCAGAGGTCAGCGACACCGTCCTGATGTTCATGCTCAAGGCACATCTACCTGACAAATATCGTGAGCGTACTGATCTGAATGTCAGTGGCACGATCGACATCGCCAACGCAATTCTTGCAGCACGCAAACGCAGCGGTACAACTTAACCACAAGGAGAACAGCATGACGACAGAAGTCAAAGTAACAGCACACTGCGCGCCCGACACTGAGGTGCAGGTAGGCATCACCACCACTAAGGGGGCCTTCGACGAAGCCACCGAGGTAGTTACCATCCAAGACGGTGAGACAACAGTCAAGTACGTCTACGATGCCCGTATCGCTATCGTTCAAGAGCGCAAGAAACTTGCAGCAAGCTGATCTCGATCTGCAACTCGCGCACGATATGGCGAGGTTCTACGACGATATGCTCGGCTTCGTGATGTATGCCTACGACTGGCGCAACGATCCAACACTGCACGTCGTCAAGCTGCTGCCACCCTACTGCTACCTGTACGACGCAGAGTTCGGCCCGGACGTGTGGGCCTGTGAGGTGATGATCGAGGTCGGCAACGAGGTGAGGGCGCGTGGGTTCAATGGCACCGATCCGGTTGACGCAATCCGCGAGGCGATAGCATCAGGCCACGGCATCGGCAAGAGCGCGTTTGTTGCGTGGCTCGTCGATTGGATTATGTCGACGCGCCCCCACGCCAACGGTGTGGTGACGGCGAACACCGCACCGCAGCTTGAGAGCAAAACGTGGGCAGAGATCGCCAAGTGGACGGGTAAGTGCATCACCGGGCACTGGTTCGATGTCACCACCGGGCGGGGGGCTATGCGTATGCGGCATAAGCAGCATCCTGATTCGTGGAAGTGTGTCGCGCAGACCTGTGATGAGACCAACAGCGAAGCCTTCGCTGGCCTGCACGCCGCTGGCAGTTCACCGTTCGTCATCATGGACGAGTCGAGCGCGGTGCCCGACAAGATCAGTGAGGTGGCTGAGGGTGGCATGACGGATGGCGAGCCATTCTTCTTCAAGTTCGGCAATCCGACACGCAACACCGGGGCGTTCAAAGACTGCTTCGGCAAGATGCGTCACCGGTGGAAGACACGACAGATCGACAGCCGTGAGGTACAGGTCACGAACAAGTCACAGATCAACAAATGGGTCGAGGACTACGGCATCGACAGTGACTTCGTCAAGGTACGTGTGCGTGGCATGTTCCCGTCCGCGAGCGCCAAGCAGTTCATCTCGGTTGAGGATGTCGACCGTGCGTTAGGCAAGCATCTGCGCACTGACCAATACAGCTTCGCCCCTGTCATCCTGTCGTGTGACCCCGCATGGACAGGTGACGACGAGCTGGTGATCGGCAAGCGGCAGGGCCTCGCCTTCACGATATTGCGTGTAATCGCGAAGAACGACAACGACTTCGAGATCGCTACCCTCATCGCACAGCTCGAAGATGAACACAAAGCCGACGCGGTGTTCATCGACGGGGGATTCGGCACCGGTATTTACAGCGCGGGGCAGACGATGGGCCGTGATTGGCAACTCGTGTGGTTCAACAGCAAGTCAACCAACGCCGGCTGCATCAACAAGCGTGCTGAGATGTGGCTCTCGATCCGTGAGTGGTTGAAAGCAGGAGGCGCGATACCCGACGACAAGGTCCTGTATTCGGACCTGATCGGGCCTGAGACAATATTCCGCAAGGACGGCAAGATCCAGCTTGAGAGCAAAGAAGACATGCGCAGGCGCGGCCAACCATCGCCCGGTCGTGGCGATGCCTTGGGCCTCACCTTCGCGTTCCCTGTCACCAAGAAGCGGCTCATGTTCAACCGTCACGTGGGTGAGCCGCTTGACTACGATCCGCTGGCTGAAATCCACAATTCACTTACTCAACCCAAACGGGAATATGATCCGCTCGCGCATATCAACCGGCAAGAGGGATAACGAACATGAACAGAGCAGATCGGTTAACGGACGCGGGCAAGACAGATCGGTTCGCGAGGCCCGTACGCCACACCACAACCTGCGAGATCAGCCTCGGCGATCTCAATCCATCGAACTGGTCGTATCACGGCTCCAAGATACTGCATCCTACTGTCGACGGGCACGGCCTCGGTGAATTAAATCCGATGGCCAACACCGGCATCAACATGAAGATCCGCAACGCCGGAGAAACGGCAGCGGTTCTCGCGCTCAACTACTACTTGCCCGGATCCAGCCTGCTCACGTCAGGACTCGCGAGCAAAGACTCGCAGGAACAGCTCAACTCACGGTACGGCATGGCCGCACAACTGCTCACCGGCGGCGCGGGGATAATGAAAGGCAATCTCGGCAACTACGGCAAGCTATATGATGCCGGCACAGAGTCTCTTGGGATCGGTGGTGGGGACGCGGCTGCCACACCCGGATCGTCGCCCGCTGTCGCTGGGTCGGCACCGGGGGCGGCGAGCACACCAGCAGCAGCAGCAGCGGCCCCGTCAGGCATGACAGCAGGACAGGCGGTAGCGATGAGCGCGCTTGCTTCTGTGTATCTCGCGCCGAAAATGCCTGAGATCCCGTTGGCCCCTGAACCACTGACACCACCACAGGCAAGCAAGCAACCGGACGCAAGCAGCTACCTGAACAACATGACCGGCATGGGCCAGTCAGGGGGCCAAGCAGGCATCGCGCAGACGTTGCTCGCGGGCATTGGTGGTGTTGATCCGACCAAATTGAAGAAGAGTCGCACGACTCTCTTGGGGGCTTAATGGAACAGACACAGAAGCAGCGTGACATCACCCGGCTAGGCGCACTCAAGTCGGATCGCAGTTCGTTCTTCGCGCACTGGCAAGACATCACTGTCTACCTGTTGCCGCGCAACGGGCGCTACTTCATGCAGGACCACAACAGGGGTTCGAAGCGCCACAACAACATCTACGACTCGACAGGCACCAAGGCGCTGCGCATACTCGCGGCGGGGTTGATGGGGGGCCTCACCTCACCGGCACGGCCTTGGTTCCGTCTCGCGACTGTCAACCCGGATCTGATGAAATCAGGTCCGGTGAAAATGTGGCTATCGCAATGCACACGTATCATGCTCGACATCTTCCAACGAACGAACACATACCGCGCATTACACACAGCCTACGAGGAACTTGGCGCATTCGGCACCTCTGCGTGCATCCTCTCCCCGGACTTCGAAAAAGTGCTGCACCACCATCCGCTCACTGTTGGTGAGTATTGCATAGCGCAGGACTGGAAAGGCAACGTGTGCACCATATATCGTGAGTTCGAGCGCACTGTCGGCGAGATCGTGCGCGAGTTCGGCATCAACAACGTGAGCATCGGTGTCAAGAACATGCATGATAGGGGCACGCTCGATGCTTGGGTGCCGATCATCCACATCATCGAACCGAACTACGATCGCGACAGCAGCAAGTTGGACAACTTGAACATGGCGTGGCGGTCCACATACTACGAACAGGGCGGAAATTCTGACATCACACTGCGCAGCGGCGGGTTCAAGCGGTTCCCGGCTTTAGTCCCGCGGTGGGCGGTCAGCGGTGGGGATGCCTACGGCAACAGCCCGGGCATGGAAGCCTTGGGGGACATCAAGCAGTTGCAGCAGGAGCAGCTCCGCAAGTCGCAGGGCATCGACTACATGACCAACCCGCCGTTGTCAGTGCCGAGCGCGTTGAAGAACCGCGAGATCGAACGCCTGCCCGGGGGGATCACCTACTTCGATGCGCAACCCGGCAGCAAGATCGAGTCAATGTTCGAGGTCAAACTGGATCTCAATCATCTGCTGGCCGACTTGCAGGATGTGCGTGAGCGTATCCGCGGCGCGTTCTATGCCGACATGTTCCTGATGTTGCAGAACGATGTCGACACACGCAAGACCGCTACCGAGGTCGCTGAGCTGCATGAAGAGAAGATGTTGATGATCGGCCCGGTGCTTGAGCGGTTACAGAACGAACTGCTCGACCCGTTGATCGAGATCACGTTCGAGTACATGCTCGTGAACAACCTCGTGCCGCCCGCGCCTCCTGAACTGGACAAGGAAGAGATCAACATCGAGCTGGTAAGCATGTTGGCGCAGGCGCAACGTTCCATCGCCACCAACGGTGTCGATCGCTTCGTCTCAAACTTAGGCGCGATCGCCACGTTCAAGCCCGAAGTCCTCGACAAATTCAACAGCGATCAGTGGGCCGACAAGTATTCAGACATGCTTGGTGTAGATCCAGAGTTGATTGTGCCCGCCAACGGTGTAGCATTGATACGCAGTGCGCGTGCTCAGGCGGCAGCGGCAGCACAGCGATCGGCGATGGCTAATCAGGCCGCGGATACCGCGCAGAAACTAGGCAATACCCCGACGAAGGGGGGCAACAGTACGGCCTTGCAGGATGCGACAGCAGGGTACAGTGGGTACACTTAACTTTAGAGAAGGAGAACATCATGGGATTTCGATTTAAAGCATCACTGCTCAACCTCGCGAAGAACTTCAATGACCTCATCAGTGGG